ATATCGATAATGAAAATAGGAAAGACCAAATGAGAAAAGATTCTAAAAACAGAAGGAATCTTTCGAATGAAGATATTAAAAAGAAAATCGAACGTCTTAATCTTGAAAAACAATTAAAAGATTTAACGGAAGAAAACGTTTCTCCAGGTAAAAAGATGGTAACTGATATTTTAACTTCAAGTGGAAAAAAAGTCGCAACATCATTGGTGACTAGTATGGCTACCGGGGCAACTGTCTACGCTATAAGAGCTGCAATGACAAAAGAAAAAATGACGATGAAAGAAGCTGCCGATTATGTAGTTCCATCAAGAAAAAAAACGTAAACGAAGGTGACCTATGGCATTATCAAACACGGCCGTTCCAAAGTATTACGGCATGTTTCGAGATTCCGTAGTTCGAGGCGAAATTCCAATTTGTAAAGAGATCTCGATGGAGATGAATAGAATTGATGATTTGATCGCTAATCCTGGAATTTATTACGATGACCAAGCAATTGACGGTTTTATTAAGTATTGTGAGAATGAATTAACTTTAACGGATGGATCAGATTTAAAACTTCTTGACGTATTCAAATTATGGGCTGAACAGATATTTGGTTGGTATTATTTTGTTGAACGAAGTGTTTATGAACCTTCGCATGATGATCAACCTGGACAATATATTAAAAAAACTATAAAGAAAAGATTAATCAACAAACAATATTTGATTGTTGCGAGAGGTTCTGCGAAATCGATGTATGCTTCTTGCATTCAGAATTATTTTTTGAATGTTGATACAACTACCACCCATCAAATTACAACTGCTCCAACTATGAAGCAAGCAGAAGAAGTTATGTCTCCGATCCGAACAGCAATCACAAGGGCGAGAGGACCACTATTTAAATTTCTTACCGAAGGTTCTATTCAAAATACAACCGGTTCTAAAGCTAATAGAGTTAAATTGGCATCTACAAAAAAAGGTATCGAAAATTTTCTTACTGGATCTCTTTTAGAAATTCGTCCGATGAGTATTAACAAACTTCAAGGATTGAGAACAAAAATAGCTACTGTTGATGAGTGGCTGTCTGGTGATATTCGTGAAGATGTGGTCGGTGCTATCGAGCAGGGGGCATCTAAAGTTGATGACTATCTTATCATAGCAACTAGTTCAGAAGGTACCGTTCGAAATGGAAGCGGCGACACAATAAAAATGGAATTGATGGATATTTTAAAAGGTGAATATAACGCTCCGCATGTTTCAATCTGGTATTACAAATTAGATTCTATTGACGAAGTCGCTAATCCGGATATGTGGATAAAAGCAAATCCAAACCTTGGAAAAACTGTCAGTTATGAAACTTATCAACTTGATGTTGAAAGAGCTGAAAAAGCTCCGGCAGCAAGAAATGATATTTTAGCAAAACGTTTTGGTATTCCGATGGAAGGTTACACTTATTATTTTACTTATGAAGAAACACTTCCTCATCGTAAACAAGATTTTTGGCAGATGCCTTGCTCTTTGGGGATTGATCTTTCACAAGGTGACGATTTTTGCTCTTTCACATTTTTATTTCCACTTTCAAACGGTTGTTTCGGGATAAAAACACGGAATTATATTTCTTCATTAACCTTACTGAAATTACCGACAGCCATACGATTGAAATACGATCAGTTTATGCAAGAAGGAAGTTTGATTGTTCTGGAAGGAACTGTTTTAGATACTACGGAAGTTTATGACGATATTGATCGGCATATTACAGAATGTGGTTATGACGTTCGATGTCTTGGTTATGATCCATACAATGCTAAAGAATTTATTGAACGATGGGAACTTGAGAATGGCGCATTTGGTATTGAGAAAGTGATTCAAGGATCTAAAACAGAAACTGTACCTTTGGGAGAGTTAAAGAAATTTTCAGAAGAGCGGATGCTTCTTTTTGACGAAGAGTTAATGACTTTTGCAATGGGTAATTGTATAACATTAGAAGATACAAATGGAAATCGAAAACTATATAAGAGACGATACGACCAAAAGATAGATCCTGTTGCTGCGATGATGGATGCTTATGTGGCTTATAAATCGAATAAAGAAGCATTTGAATAGAGAGGAAAAGTTTATGCGATGGTATCAAAAAATAAAAATATGTGTTACCAGAATATCAGTTTAGCATGAATAATAGATGTCACTTTACTAACTTTCTTATAATAATTTGATCTATATGTATTTGAGAAATTGGTAAATATTTCAAAACAATGAAAAAGGAGAAAAATCAAAATGGACGAACCAATAGGTTCCAGACTGAAACATGCCTGGAACGCTTTTTTTAATAAAGATCCTACCAACTTTTTTATGAATACTGGAACTGGTTATTCTTATCGTCCGGATAGAGTTCGATTATCCAGGAGTAATGAGAAATCAATTGCGACTTCTGTTTATAACCGAATTGCTTTGGATGCTTCTTCTGTGAACATTAACCATGTGAAATTAGATGAAAACGAACGTTTTGCATATATTATAAAATCTGGTTTACAAAATTGTTTAAATTTAGAAGCTAACATAGATCAAACAGGAAGAGCTTTCTTTCAAGATATTGTTATGTCTTTGTTAGATGAAGGATGTGTTGCAATTGTTCCGACCGACACTTCGGTTAATCCTGAAATTACTGGTTCTTATGATATTAACTCATTGAGGACTGGAAAGATTTTGGATTGGTATCCGAATTATGTAAGAGTTCGTATTTACAATGAAAGAACCGGCCAAAAAGAGGAATTAGTTCTTTCAAAGAAATATGTTGGAATTGTAGAGAATCCTTTATATGCCGTTATCAATGAACCAAATTCTACTATGCAACGGTTGATTCGAAAACTGAATTTATTAGATGCAATTGATGAACAAAGTGGTTCTGGAAAATTGGATTTGATTATTCAGTTACCTTATGTAATTAAAACTGAAGCACGTAGGCAGCAAGCTGAAAAACGAAGAACCGATATCGAAGAGCAATTATCCGGATCAAAATATGGTATTGCTTATACAGATGGTACAGAACATATCACACAGTTGAATCGTCCTGTTGAGAACAATTTAATGAAGCAGATTGAATTTTTAACGAGTATGCTATACAGCCAGTTAGGAATTACTCAAGCGATATTAGATGGAACAGCAGACGATAAAACAATGCTAAATTATTACACTCGTACTATTGAACCTATAATTTCCGCAATCGTTGACGAAATGAAACGAAAGTTTTTAACGAAAACTGCTCGGTCGCAATTTCAGTCTATTATTTTCTTTAGAGATCCATTTAAACTTGTTCCTGTTTCTGAAATTTCCGAAATTGCTGACAAGTTTACAAGAAATGAAATTTTGTCTTCCAATGAGATACGGCAGATTATTGGATATAAACCTTCGTTAGATCCGAAAGCTGATGAACTTAGAAATAAGAATTTGAAAATATCTGATCAACCGGATGTTTCTATGATGCCGAAAGAAGAGAAAGACGAAAAAATATTAAAAAAGGAGGATAAAAATCAAAATGGATAAATATGATTTTAGTGGATGGGCTACCAAAGCGAATTTACAATGTTCCGATGGTAGAACTATTCTTAAAGACGCTTTTATTAAAGACGATGGTCAAACCGTTCCATTGGTTTGGAATCATCAGCATAACGATCCTTTGAACGTTCTTGGTCATGCGGTATTAGAAAATCGTGACGAAGGAGTTTACGCTTACTGTGTGTTCAATGACACGGAATCAGGAAGAAATGCCAAACTTTTAGTTGAGCATGGCGATGTTATGGCTTTATCGATTTATGCAAACCAATTAAAACAGCAAGGATCTAAAGTTATTCATGGTTCAATCCGTGAGGTTAGTCTCGTGTTAGCTGGAGCAAATCCTGGAGCTTTTATCGATTCTATAGTAAGTCATGGAGAAGAATCCGAAGAAGAAGCAATTATTTATACTGGCGAAGAAATTGATATTTGTCATGCCGACAAAGAAGAGGTAAAAGAGGAACAAAAATCGGAATCTAAAAAGGAAAAACCAGAATCCGAAGAGACTGTTCAGGAAGTATTTGACACTCTTACCGAAAAACAGAAAATTGTTGTATACGCAATGATTGGAGATCTTCTCCAAAAACAGGGAGAAGATAAAGAAGAAAATAAAAATGGAGGAGATAAAGTAATGAAGCATAATGTATTTGATACCGAAAATCAAAAAGATGAAGTCGCATTGAGTCACGCTGACATCGATATGGAAGCTGTTTTCTCAGATGCAAAACGATATGGATCTTTGAAAGATAGTGTTCTTGCTCATGGAATTACAGATATTGATTATCTGTTTCCGGATGCTAAGAATCTTAACACACCTCCGGATTTTATTAAACGAGAAGACTCTTGGGTATCCAAGGTTATGAATGGTGTTCATCATACTCCATTTTCTCGTATTAAGAGTATGTTTGCTGATTTAACTGAAGCAGACGCTCGTGCGAAAGGCTATGTTAAAGGTAATCTTAAAGTGGAAGAAGTCTTTGGACTTTTGAAACGAACAACGACCCCGACAACTATTTACAAGAAACAAAAACTAGATCGCGATGATGTCATTGATATTGTTGATTTTGATGTAGTATCCTGGTTAAAATCTGAAATGCGTATGATGCTTGATGAAGAAATTGCTAGAGCTATTTTGGTTGGCGATGGCCGGAACGCTGCTTCCGATGACAAGATTAACGAACTGAATATTCGTCCAATTTGGAAAGATGCAGATCTGTACACTATTAAAGCTAATGTAAATGTAGCGAGTAATGCAACAGCAGATGAGAAAGCAAAAGCTTTTATTCGTGCGGCAGTAAAATCTCGCAAGAATTACAAAGGTTCTGGTTCTCCGAGTCTTTACACAACGGAAGATATGCTTACCGATTGTTTATTGATGGAAGATACAATGGGCCGAGTAATTTATGAAACTCCCGAAAAACTTGCAACAGCTTTACGTGTTAAAGAAATCGTCACTGTTCCGGTTCTGGAAAATCTTTCAAGAACAGCTGATGGCGTTACCTACAATCTTGTTGGTATTATTGTTAACCTGGCCGATTACAACATTGGTGCTGATAAAGGTGGAGCAGTCAACATGTTTGATGATTTTGATATTGACTACAATGCTCAGAAATACCTTATCGAGACTCGATGTTCTGGAGCACTGATCAAACCCTATTCAGCTGTAGCTCTTGAAATGTCTTTTCAATAAGCCTCGTTGTTGAGCCCGAAGATGGCGAGGCGGAATGGTTGGGAGTTACTGTAAGTGACTTGCAATCGGGCATCATTATTCACGATAATTTCATTGATGGTAAGTTGAACTATGTAACCGGATTTACTGGATTCTCTTCAAATGTTGCTCAGCAGTCTGGTAATTATATGGCACTTAAATTTGAGCATAGTGAAGGAGCTACTACAACAGTGGAAATTATTGGTGGTACTTCAGGACCTGTAACTTTGGATTCTGATATGGTTTGGATTGGCAGAATCAGCAATACTGACCAGAAGATACAGGTTGTTACAACCCTTGATGATGTTTCTATTTCCAAGATCTATAGTCTTGACAGTTTGGAACTTGAAGCAGCAGGGTAATCTATTAGGAGAAATTCAAAATGGCAAAATTTTATGGAGTAATCGGTTATGAATCGACAACTGAAACCACACCAGGTGTATGGGAAGAAGAAATAACCGAACGTTTCTATTACGGAGAACTGGTTAGAAATACGAGGAGGTTGCAAAGTTCTGAATCGCTTAATGACAATATTAACGTTGCAAACGAGATTAGTATTTTAGCCGATCCATTTGCCAATGAGAATTTCCATTCAATGCGATATGTCGAATTCATGGGTACTAAATGGAAAATCTCGAATGTTGAGGTTCAGTATCCAAGATTAGTATTGACGATAGGAGGCGTATATAATGGGCAGTAGACTTGAATTGCAAACCCTACTTGAGGCACTTTTAGGAACACGAAACGTCTATTATCAACCTCCTTCGTCCATACAAATGCTATACCCCGCCATTGTATATAGTTTAGATGATATTTGGAATACTTTTGCAAACGACGGGGTATATGCTTTTAAACGACGATATTCGATAACGGTTATTGACAAAAACCCTGATAGTTTACTTATTAATAAAGTCGCTTCTCTGCCTACTTGTCAATATAATCGGCATTATGAGAAAGACAATCTTAATCATGATGTCTTTACACTTTTTTATTAAAAGGAGAATACCTAATGGCAAAAATTATTTGGGATCAGTCCGGTCAGCGTCTATACGAGACTGGTGTTAAAAATGGAGTATTGTATCCAATGGGGCCTAGCGGAAATTATCCGCTTGGTGTCGCCTGGAATGGTTTAACTGCAATTACAGAAAGTCCTTCTGGAGCAGAAGCCACACCATTTTATGCAGACGATATTAAATATTTGAATGTAATGTCTGCTGAAGAATTTGGTGCGACTATAGAAGCTTATACTTATCCGGATGAATTTGCAGAATGTGATGGATCTGCTTCATTAGAAACTGGAATTATGATCGGGCAGCAAACCAGAAAAACCTTTGGTTTATGTTATAAAACCACTATCGGCAATGATATCGATGGTAACGATTACGGTTATAAGCTTCATCTTATTTATGGTGCTCTTGCAGCTCCTTCAGAAAAAGGTTATTCAACCATTAATGACAGTCCAGAAGTTATCACATTTTCGTGGGAAGTTAGCACTACTCCTGTAGCTGTTTCCGGATTCAAGCCTACAGCGTCTTTAACAATTGATTCAACAAAAGTTGATGCTACAAAATTAGCGGCTCTTGAAGATATTTTATATGGAACATCGTTAGCAGATCCTTATTTACCATTACCGGATGCAATTGCTGCATTGTTTGCTTCTGCGGCTCCTTCTGCTGTATCTTTATCCAGTATTGTTCCTTCTGACGGAGCTTCTAATGTTGCTATCGATTCAAATATTGTATTAACCTTTAACAATGCTATTGCTCGTGAATCAGTTGTTGTGACACAGGATGATGGAACTATTGTTGCAGGTTCGAAATCATGGGATGCAGATCATAAAGTTCTGACTTTTAACCCAACTGAGAATTTTGTTAACTCGACAAACTATATTGTTGCTGTTGGCGGTGTGGTTGATATTTATAACCAGGCTCTTGCTCCAGAAGTTAAGAATTTCACGACAAT